CCCACACTTACCCGTGTGACGTGGGGGGTTCAGGAGGACCCATTTTGTTTGGGTGATACCTTTTCTCTCTTGTCCGGTGTCCGGTTGTGTGGGTGGTTTGCTGTTGTTCATTGGCTCTTCCTTTCGTTTGTTCGCGTTTAAGTCTTTAGTATACTACTACTTATATCTCTTGTGCCAGTTTCATACTAACTTATGCCAAATTAGTATGAAGCTCCACGGCCTCTATTCGCTTCCCTATCCATGCCATGACAGGCACGGCCATGCTGTTGCCTAACGCCTTGTATCGCGGCCCGTCTGCGGCTGGTTTGCCCCGGTAATTTATCAACGTGTATTCGTCCGGGAATCCCTGCAACCTCTCGCATTCAAGCGGCGTCAGTCTGCGCACTGCAAGGCTGCTTGCAACCATTGTCGTGTTGATTCCACCGTCGCCTTTGTCGCCCGAATGGGATGGGTTGGCGCGCAGCGTGTAGCCTAAATCTGAGCCAGCTATGCCTACTGGCTTATATGCAATCGCCGGGTTGCTCGATGGTGATGCTTGTAGGCTCTCGGTCATGTCTGAATTCATCGCCATCGTTTGCTGTGCTGACTTGTTCCAGCCAAATACGATTGGTTGTTCATGGTTACAGTTTAATGTCGGGCTCATATCTTTGCCCACCTCTGCCCCTGCTTGCCCGTGGGCCAACGTAACGGGTATACAAAAGTCAAGCTCATTACAGTTGCCCGCTGTCCGCGTTAATCCGCCTCCGCTTGCGGCAAGCGTCCCTGCAACGCGTGGCGTGGCTATATAAGTATCGTAGTCTTCTAAGTTGCTCGTTCCGTCACGCGCTCTAAGGCAGCGCGCAACATTTCTGGAAGCTTCTTTCCCCTCTTCGCGGCTCGGCGGAGTATTCCTGCGCATGCTTTCGGTGTCAAAAAGAACCGCTGCGGAATTTCGCCAGTCTCCAATATTTGCGACAACGAACACACGCTTGCGTCGTTGGGCCAAACCGAAGTATTGAGCGTCCAACACTCGGTAGGCGAACCCATACCCGAGTTGCGCCAGCCCTCCAAGGAAGGCTCCAAAGTCCCGTCCGCCGTTGGATGACAGGACGCCAGGCACATTTTCCCAGACAATCCACCTTGCGCGTAATCTTTGAGCAAGTCTAAGAAACTCAAGCGCCAGGTTTCCACGAGCGTCATCCATTCCGCCTCTGAGTCCGGCAACGGAGAAAGACTGGCAAGGTGTCCCGCCGACCAGAAGGTTAACTGGTCCGTGTTCTCTGATTGTTTCATCACTAATCCTTGTCATATCGCCCACGTTCGGTAATCCCCAGCGTTCATCCACCACCGCTGCGGGAAAGGGTTCTATCTCGCTTGTCCATGCACAGCGCCAGCCAAGCGGTTGCCATGCCGCGTGTGCTGCGCCTATGCCGTCGCATACGCTTGCGTATATCATGCTTTCTCAGCCTTCGCGATTGCTTTTTCGATAATATCAATGTGACAATTATCGAAGTGTTCAATATCGTTTAAACAGGTGCTTGATATGGCCTTGCATTGTGTGCATTTAAAATATGGGGAATCGTAGGTAAAGAATCGCCCCTTTTGCCCGGCCAACTTCAACGCCTTCAACAACTCGGCATTTTGGGCCTTTAATGCTTCGGCTTCGGCAATCGCTTTGCGTTCTCTGTTATAAATATCTCTGACACACAAATACAGAAACGTTTTTGTAACCGTGCATTGCGGCATGTTGCCGCGTTCGTCTTCCTTAACAGACCAGACGTCTCCACTGCCGTTTTTGATAAGCGACACGGCCCCTCGCTTCAACATCGTAACAACCGATTCAACCTTCATACTTCACCCCTTCATAAATAACATCCCCGCAAGCCCAGGGCGCCAGTCCTAATATCCTTACGGATACACGGCCTGCGAGGATGTTTGTTTCATTTGCTTGCGTCCTTGTCGTCCGTTAGCTCTTCAATCGGAACGTGTTCTTGTGCGTCGTTGGTCTTCAACCCGGCAACGTCCAGATTAGTAGTGTCGTCTTCCGTTGATTCATAACCCATTGACCCGGCAAGATTAAGCTGATCTTCGGTCTTGACAACTGCCGGGACAAACAGCTCTGTGTGTCTGGAATCAGGCGACACCGCTTCTTCGGGCATGAACTTCGCTTGATACAGTGCAAGCATACTGTCTGCTACTGTGCCAGCCCATGCGGCGGCCTCTTGCGGAAGTATCATCAACAATGCTTCTTCTTTTTCTGGAAAGTATGCCGAACACCCTCCCGTAATCCCCGTCAATGCCGCTGAAGCATACGCACACCATGCCTCTTGTAAATCCGGGTCTTTGATTTCCGCAAGCTTCCTGTCGGCTACTTTCATCATTTCATCTGCCGTTGCATGAGCTCGTGCGGTTGCGACTTGTGCGCTGCATACGGTTGTGATCTGGTTGTCGCCGTCAAAATGAACCAAGCTTCCCCCGTGGAGAAACCCGGTCATTGCGGCCTGGCTGAACCATATCCACCTCGTCCGGCGGTCTTCATCGCGTGTCAATTCTTGCATTATTCCCATCGTTTTTCCTTTCTGATTTGTTTGAATGAATTACCAATTTACTCTGATTACTGTTCTTGGATTGTTGTTTTCTTGTCCGCAATAAAACTTTCTTGCGGTTCCGATCTTCCACACTTGCGCGTCATCGTGCCATGCTATCCCGTTCAGCGCGTCTTTTACCAGCTTAATCAGGTTGTCCAAGTCCGGCGTTTTCAGGTGCGGCCTTAGTGGGCGCGGCGTTCTTTTCCGAAAGTCCGACTTCGGACATGCGAAATAAAACTCTACTTCAACCTCGACGGGCGCTCCTTTCGGTATGGGCTTCTTGAATTCTTGTAAAGTATAAAACCCGATAGTCTCTTCTTTCGCTTTCGTCTTGGCCGGCGTGTATGTGATCTTGTGGCCGTGCCTGTTCTTCCCCGCCCGCGCCCGCAGCTTTGATACCGGCTGCCCTGGTATGATTATTGTTTTATGCATCTGCCGCATCTTTCTTTTCTTGCCTGTTGAACATGGTTACTGCGTTGTTTAGGCGTTCAACCCATACCTTCATAAGTTGTATTGAGGCAAAAGCCCTCCCGCCAAGGCAACATTTTACTGCCGTTGCGTTTGTTTCCCCGTCAATACAATCGTGAAATTCAACCTTTTCAATTTCACCCACAAAGCACCTCCTGTTTAAGTTTTGCGATTGCGTATGTTGTTGCGGTATCGTCTGACATTCCGGGCGCTGTTGCCTTCTCTGCTTTAAGCCGTGCTGCCTTGTCTTCTGCCGGCAGTCTACGCCATACAAGCAGAATATCGTTTTGCTTTTGGTATGCTGTATAAGACTTCGTTTCCGGCACCCGACAATCTGCAACCTCTTTCCTGAATAAGTCCGAATCCTTCCACGGTGTTTCGTTGCGTTTGACCCGATCAGACAATAATGCGGTAAACGATTTCTTGATAACCAAACCCGACCTGGCCACCTCCCACGCTAAAAAGATTCTGTGCTTCTCTTCCTTCGGCTTCGCATCAAAACCCGACAAGTCCTTTCTTGCGTATTTATGACCACCCGACCCCCCCTTGTTTTTAGGGGGCTTTGGGGGTTGGTCTTTTATAAGGCTATGGTTAAGGATATGGTTAAGGCTTTGGTTATGGTTATGGTGATGTAGTATACCATCGTCATCGTGTCCTGATGGTATCCCAATACTGTCGTGATACCATGTCGATAGCATCGGATACCGTTTATGAAAGGCTTTTTTAAGCTCCGCGCATTGCGCTCTAATGTCCTTAATTATCCCATTAACGTAGTTTTTATGCACACTTCCGTCATCGGTAAACCCGGTCCGTTTTGCTCTGCCAACCACCCAATAAGTATGCTTTTCAAACCACTTAACCTTATCGCCGATCTCAATCTTGGCCTTTTCTATCTGGTCTAACGTCAAACGCGACTCAGCAGCCATAATGCGCTTGCTAACGGTGCCAGTCCCCGTAAGCCCATTACTGTGGTCATTCAGTAGAAGATACGTATACAGGTGCATTGCTTCCAATCCCCACCCATCCAGGTCTGGATCGGAATAGATTCCCGTTTGTATGCTAACGTGTCTACCCGACATTGTTACCCCTCAACTCTGCAAGCTCTTTTCTTGTTTCCTTGTTTTGAGATACGAGAGAATTTTCAATTATGCGGCTATATTGATCAATTCGTTTCATTGCATCTAAAAGTCCACTTAGCGTTTCCAACAATTCCAGTGCCTTTTCGTGTGGCCTTTGGTTGGCAAAGAGCGAATCAAGATACATTTGTTTATAATCCGGAAGGTGTTCCGCGTCCGATGATGGCTTGTAGTCTGGCATTGTTACCCCCTCTATAAATGCTGTTCTGCCTCGAATTCGGCCTGCGACCAATCTTCGCCTTCTCTGAATATCTCATTGCGGTATTTGTTTTCAACAAAAGGCAGCGCGTCTTTGTCTATCGTTTCTACAAGTTTCGCCATACAGCACCACATTGTTTGAAAATCTTGTGATGGCTTAACCAGCCGCGACACCCACTTGGCGCCCATCATTATCGCAAACCCGAAAGTTTCGCTGTTCGGGTCATAGATATATAGATAGTCTTCCGTCTCTGCTAAGATTTTATATGGTGGTTTTTTCTTCACAACCTTGTGAGTCAATCTGTCGTTTTTTACATTCAGACGCCGGATAACATCCGACGCCACCATCAAAGCCCTTTCAAGTAGCTCACTATTCGTCATCCCGACTGTATAATTTCTTGTCCATTTCCCGTTAATCGTTCCCTCTATCTCAATCTTGCCGTCGTCGATAAAGACCCGATTGTTCCCGTCGTTGTATAGGTCTGTCTTTGCTTCGCTCATTGTTTAACCCTCAATTTTACGTTTTCGAGTTTCAGTCGTTTTATTTCCGATTCCAGGAACTTGCTGTATCGTTGTTCGCTTTGGTGAACGTTTTTATATGCGTCGATAGTCGAGTTGTTCTGTTCGGCTTCGGCTTTAAACGCGGTAATAAGCCCTTGCAGAATGCCCAACAAAAAGAGCGCCTTTTCGTGCGGTCGCTGGTTGGTAAACAGCGAATCAAGATATACCTGTCTATAATCCATTGTTGGTTCTGACTCTGGCATTACTTCGCCGCCCCATATGCGAACCGCAACGCGTCGATTGTTTTGTTTTTCTTTGTGATCACGCCGCGCAGGGCTGCGTTTGAGCGTTTAAGTTCTTTGGCACAATCCCGGTGTTTGTCACGCGATCCCAGCACCTCATAATATTCAGTGAGCCGCGCGCTTATAACGCCCTGCATATTTTCACGAACTATTTCAGACTTTGCCTTTACGAAGATTCGCGCGTGTCCGTTCGGACAATAGAAAGTTTTCTTCTTTCCTTCTTCCCGGCATTCATTCAGGAATTCAGCCGGAAGACTGTATTCAATGCCACATTCCCCGCATACCATTCTTGTCATGTCCGCCATCAGTTCCCCTTCGCTTTTATCTTCATGCGTTCCCAATGCTTATACAATTCTGCCTTTGTTACCTTGTATGTCCTGATCCGCGTGTCTTTGTATTTCTGCCAGCCGTATTGTATAACCCATCCATCCTTGATAAGCTCGTTAATCCTGCTTGCCAGCCTTGCCGCGAACTTTACATTTACACGAGTCAGAACACGACCCGCCAGCAACAGCCTCAAGATTCTTTGCTTCTGTGTCAGTGCTTTTGGCATTTTCAATCCCCTCAGATTTACCATTTAGAAAATCGTTGCACCCGTCAAATATAGTTTTTGCGAACTTTCGCCCCTTGAATATAAACACGCTGTGATTCATTTGTGCGATTGTGTTCAGCCCACGCATTGTGTGTTCCACAATGGCCTCGGCAGAAGCAACCCGATCAACCAGCTTTTCGATTTTTGCGTCTTTCTCCTCGAGGCCCGCGAGAAGAACTTCTTTCATCTTGTTTCCGAATTCTGCCAGTTTATTAAACTTATGCTTTCAGTTCTCCGCGTTGGCTTGCAGTTCGCCGATTAGTGCCGCGTCTTCAAGGGCTCGTTTATGGTAGTAGTCCATCCCTTTTGATTCATCCATCCTCTTTCCCCTCATTCAAAACTATTGCCAGTGCTTTGCGTTCTGCTTCTGCGCGTGTTAGCTTGCCGTGGTATTCCATAATCCCGGCGCGCTCTTCGTATGTCTCGCGCTGCGCGGCTGTCAGGTTTGCAAGCGCTTTTTTAAAATCAATGCCGTTCATCAGTTGCCGAACCCTTCATCGCACATCGGACAATACGCATACGCTTCTTCTTCCTGCCGATCCATATACGATATTGGAATTTCCGTTTGCGGTTTTGGCGGAAGCATGTCTTTTATTTCGTGTAGGATAGCGGCTTTGAATTCTGCCAAGTCTCTCCTTGTGACGGGTCTCGCCATCTTTAACCGGGTTTGTTCTTTTTCAAAGTATTTGTGGGCGCAGTCTTCATCGCAAAATATCAACTCATTCATTTTAAAGAAGGCGTTTTTCTGAAGCCTTTGCCCACACTCAAGACAACAAATCTCTGGCATCGCTTTATCCCCGTTCCTTCAGTGCTGCCGTCAAGTTTTCGATGATTTTCAATGCCCGGTCCTGTATCGCCAGGTGTTCTTGAAACCGTGCCGCGTCCGATTGCGCCATTGCCGTTTGCATGTTCATCATCGTTACCTTAAGCGCCTTGTTTTCCTTGCGCAGTTCGCTGGAAGTTAAAGCCACGTCAAGATGTCTTTGCAAATTCTGGATAGTAACCCGATAGGCTGCGTTTTCTTTCGCCAGTTTATCGTTGGTGCTCCCCGCACCGTCTTGATTCGCTATCGCGGCTTGTTCGTCTTCCTTCAGCTTTGCGATAACGTGCTTCTCAAAAGCCTCGTTGAGAATCTTTATTAAATGTATGTATGTCTGTGGCCGAAGAACTTCTCTTTTCCATTCGCCTTCAACCTCTATTTCCGACCAATAAACGCCATCTTTTTTCACCACCCTTACTTCGTTATCTCTTACGGCCTGGCATAATTGGCCCCCCATGCTGTCGCTAATCCCCTTTGCAACGTCCCCATCAGAGACAACGCCGGTCTTCAGCTTTGCCAACTTCTCTTTGTATCCGCGATCCCGCGCATTAAGAATCGCGTTAAGTCTTCGGATCAACATTAGGTATTCATGTGGTGTAAGCTCTGCCTCTTCCCACCCATCCCCGAGAAGTCTTTCGGAACAAATCTTGTCACCTTCCATCATAATCCTCGTGTTTTCCTCCAACACAACCAAGCCTTGTTCACTCATTTTCCCCTCACTTTCTAAAACGGAATCTGTTTATCATTATAGATATTTATTTTTTTCCTTGTTGTTTTCATTTCGCCCAGGCTCATTGCGTTTCTTGCGCTCTTGCGGTTGAACCAGCCTTTGAAGTTCTTGCTCTTCGTTGCTTCCTGAAAAACGTCCTTCTGGTCTTTCGCGGGGACTTCCTTCAGCAGCTTTTCAATCTCCGCCCATACAACGTTTTTCTCTTGCTCTTCGGTTAGATTGGACACCTTGTGATCTGGCTCTTCTGCGGCGTCTTCCGCGTCTTTTTGTTCTTGCGCTTCTTCGGGTTTCGGGTCGGGCTCTTCTTCAAGCGGATTCTTTAAATCAACGTCTTCGCCTTCGCCCTTAATATTATCTTCAACCTTGCCGGCGATCACAGCCAACATCTGTTCGTCATGTTCCGACCTTAGTTTTGCCCCCGCAGCGTAGCAATCTTTCCGCCACTGTTGCATCTCCGGCGAATCCTCTTCGCCTATCCCGAACAACGCCGAGGCTGACCAAGGAATGCCCCTACTTGCTGATTTGAACCCGTGGAGTTCTGCGGTTGTTCCTTCGTAATACATTGCGACTACGGGAATTTTGTTTGTGCGCGGATTGCCTTCGTCGTCAACGCCCTTGACGAATCGCCAGAGATGTTCCAGCGTTACCGGTATTCCGTCCAGGTTTCCTGTCTTTTTGAATAAGGTCTTTAGCGTGGCTTTGAATCCTTCGATCATGTAGCCGCCTTTTGTGCGGAACTTCCAGACGGTTCCGATCCGTGGCCGCACGGCCAGCCGCATATCAAGAATGCAATGGGTTCTGCATGCTCTGTCTTCGCACGGGCATTCAACCTCTGTCACGACGCCGCCATTCCCGACCCGATCAGCTTTGTTTTCTGACGTCTGTTTGCAAGTTGGGAAGCGTCCCGCGTATATCGCACGGTATATATACATCACGTCTTCGGGAGTTTCGCCCGCGAGAACAACTTTAATAATTGTCGGGATTTCGTCGGCGCCGTCCTGCAAAAGCTCCATGATTTCCGTGTTCAGTATCGGCTTTTTCTTCTCGTCAAGCTCAACCCGAAACGCCTTGAACCCGCCAAACTTGATCGGCAAGTTTCGTTCATTCCGTTCACCAATCTTGACCTGCCCGACTTCAATCGCGATTCCGTTATTCACTTTATAACTCCCTTTGCTTTGGCAAGCGCCCGATAGTTTCCATTTATCTGACCGTTGATCCTGCGCTGTAACTCTTTTCTTTTGTAATTGATTGCGAGATATTTTAGGGCCTTCGTTAAAAGTGCATTAGACCTTTCAAGCTCCTCAAACATATCCGGCGCCGCAGCGAGCAGGCAGGCGTTCGCTTCACACAGCCTGATTGCGGCACACTGGTTGCGCGTTTCCACCCGGTTAACTGTAAACGCCACCGCCGTCCTGCTCGGCTTCTTTTCATCCGTGCATATAACGGTATTGCGGTCGCCTCCACTCTTGCCGACATACCACGGCCCCGGCGTATGCTTGCGTTCACTCACCGTCCTTCTCCTTCGCAAATATCTTCTCTTCAATTTCCTTAACCAGCCCAATCAATTTATTTTGGTTATAGCATACGGGCATACCGATCCGGATTGCTTCTTCTATTTCGTTTATCATGCCCTGGCTTCGCATCTTCCCGACAACATACACAATGTCGGAACGCTTCATCAACTCCATTGTGCCGGCGAGAATTTCTTCATCCGGTATCAACCCGTCAAGAATAAACGCTGTATTCATGTGAGGACACAGCGCCGTAACACCCAAGCTCCAAAGCTGTTTCGCGACCTGCTTCGCCTGGTCGATGTTGTCGCAGATTTCAGATATCGTTTTGCCCCGATACGGCGCGCAAATGTATACTACTATGTTTCGTCGGTTCATTATTGTTCCTTATTCTCTCTTGGTATATGCATTACAAATTCCAACTAAAGAAACGGCTGAGTCTTCCGTCCAACTTTCACATGATGCTTGCCAATCAAAATCATCCAAGAACGCGCTGCGCAGTGGCCTTGGCTCACGGTTTAAACAACATGGGCCAATGGTTGCGTCCCCGCAGTTGTGGCAACCGTCCTGATTCCTGTAATTGTCGGTAGTTTTAGGCATTATTATTCCTTCTCAATTACATTTGTCGCAAATTGACAACCCGCTTCTGTCGTGTTTTCGGACATTCTCTTTCGTCAGTGGCGCGCAACAAGCCTGGCAGTGTCCTACAATGTCACTCTCCGGAATAGCCGCTTGCTGTTTTAATTCTTCCTCTCGCTCTCTTTCCCTCACGGTTGCTCTGAGTGTGTCAAGGTCAACTTCCTCTTTAACGTTGTCTTCAATCCTTCGCCAGAACAACCGCCCGCAGGCCTGGCATTTATACTTGCCGTGGCTGTGGCCGTCCCCGGTTCGCGCAGGGCTGCGCATTTGTATTGGTTCTTCGTCGTTGTCTTTTATGTGTTTGTAACCCGTTGCGGCGCAGAAATCCGGATGTCGTCTTGCATGTTTTAACATCAGCTTCCGCCAATATTCAGGCATTCCATCTTTTGCCAGCAGTTCGTCAACGCGTTTTTCGTCTTTCGTCAGTCGGTTCCACTTCAGCCAGTTAAACATTTTTAATAGTCCCCTCGTTTTTAAAATAGCCGGTCCGGGAGTGAGTGTCTGCATTGTGGGTTGAAGGTGGGTGTTATGCAGACCCCGGACCAGCGGGTTTTTAAGCGCTTACGGCCCTTGCGAGTTCACGGAGCTTATGAAGTCTCTTTCCCTGTGGTTGACGTTTCCCGTTTTCCCATCGCCAAACGGTTGTCACTCGCACCCGTAAAACGTCCGCAAGTCCCTGTTGCGTCAATCCCTGCTTCAGCCGCAGCGCTTTTATTTCTTCACCATTCATATTTATAATCCTATCATACCATCTTGGAGCCGAAAGCAAGCGTCACAGACAGTATGCCCTTTGACTTGGCGTCCGTGTTCAAGTAGTTGTAGCTTTTGCCCACATATTACACACGTCTTTTTATCCATCGAACAACACTTCTTCACCTTCGGCGGCACCCGAAAGACAATCCGCAAGTATAACCCGATCCCGTAAAGAATCAGCACCAACATTGCAAGCTTGAAGATTATCGTTCCAATATCCATTATGCTTTCCTTTCCGCTTTAAACTTCGTCAACCCGAAACAAACAATCTATTGATTCTTTGTCGTCCCTGATCCGGACCATGCTCGGATGGCGCAGGCTCCCGCTTTTGAACTGTTGAAAGTGTGAAACCTCCATGACCCGACCGCGATACTCGTCGAAGTCCTGCGCAAAGGTTCTGCTCCATTCGTTGGTCATGTTGCCTATTTTTACAGTCGGGCGCAATACGTAGTATTCTGTTCCGTTTTCGCCGTTATGCGCAAAATACGTTACAAATGTATCTTTCCCTAAGATTTCAAGTGTTTTACGCTCTTCGTATTCTTGTTCCGTAACCGGAAAGAATTGTCCACATATCACGGATTTTGCCATATCTTCGTCAACCTTTGAATCGGCGTCTGACAACTCAAACTCCATAATTACCAGATCAAGCGTCGGTTGCTTTTTGACTTTGAGCCAGTTCTTTTCCCGATGACCACACCCTAAATACGGGCCACCGTCGCGGCGCTTCAAAATCAAGCCTTCTTTTTCTTCGTCGAAAAAGCCCAAGAACCCTTCATAGTATTGGGCAATCGCTTGAAAGTGTCTCACATCAACACCATTGCGCGACATACTAAGGAAGACATTCGCCAAATATACCTGGCGTTGACGCAAGTCGCATCCTCTTACGTCACGATATTTATAAAATGCCACATCAAAGACGTCTGCGAAACCGTGGCCCAACTTTTTTCTTCTTTCAACGGCAGTTTGTGAACCATACCCAAGCTCGCCGATCAAGACAGTTCCCGCCAACTCTGGCAGTATAAAGCCTTCCAGGTCGGGATAGGCTTTGCGCTTCATGGTCTTTGAGTAAAACTCATTCTTGTCCTCGCCGATAAACATTGCAGCCCATATTCCATCACACTTTGATTCCGCAAAATATGAGCCCGTTTGCTCTAACTTTTGAAGATCGGTTAAATCAAACTCCCCATCGCCAACAGGCGGAACGTCTACCTTGCCGCCGCAACCCTGAAAGAATTCAATCGTGCGGAACGCCGGCGATTCAAAAAAGGATTTTTCTATTCTGCGCGTTTCCACGTATTCTGTTGACATTTCCCTTTACCCCTCTTTCCTTTGACCACTCATGTCTATAACATACACGGTATATACCAAGTTGTCAAATTATTATTCGTCTTTTTCACAAATAATCTTGAATAAAAAACCGGACAATCTTTTTAATTCTTGCCCGGCTTGCTGTAAACTGTTTGGTTTGAGAACGTTGCGCCGTTCTCGCCCGGCTTTCAGTGGCGCATGATAAACCTCGCTTTCTTCGTTATATGTGGCATTCCTGCCAACGCTTTCAGATAATAATATACACGGACTATACCATAATGTCAAATAATCCGCAATAAAAAGCCGGACAAGTCTTTGAAAACTTGCCCGGCTTCCCGTAACTATTGCTATTGCTTGAGTTATCAGAACGGCGGCTCTTTTGCTTTTGCTATCTTTGCCGCTTCAATCTTTGCGGAAATTGTCGGGTTTCTTTTCGTTTCCGCCACAACAGCTTTCACGGTATTTACCGTGCCATCTGCTTTTGCGGTTGCTGTTATCGTTGCCTTGACTGCTTTGCCGGAAACTCCGGCGTTCTCAATCGCGGGTATGATCGTGCCTAAAGCTGTCTGGAAGGACTTGCCCTTGACCAGCATATAGCAAACATACCCGATAGCAACCAACAAAACAAGTGCCGGGATCAGCAACAACCACGGATAATTTTCTATCGTCGCGGCGATCATTATCAGCGCCAGACCCGAACCGGCGCACAATGCGCCAAGCGTCCACGTCAGGAAATACCCGGCAGCCAAACCCGCAATAATCAGCATAGCGCCAATCCAATACAACCCGCCAATCTGCGACATTTTGAAGCCTTTGAAGGACGTTTTACCCACAGCGGCACCCGATAGATTAGACGAAATAGCGCCTGGGCTGAACTTTTCCGCGCCTGGCCCGTTGTATCCGGGAGTTTTGGCGCTGGATCGTTCGGATTCCATAACCTTCTTTCCGTCTGCGTCTATATACGTGGTAACTTTTTCCGTTTCCGTTTCGCCTGGCGTGATCTGCTCACGCATAAAAAACGAACATCCCCAAACCAGCCAAACAACCAACAACAAAACACTCAACTTCCCGATTAGCTTCATAATCCTACTCCTTAAAAACACGCTTTTTAGGCAAAAAGCTTGGCAAAAACTTTAACCGCTCGCCGGCCCTTCGTAAGAATCTTTTCCAAATTGTGTTGGCGGGGCATCGAATCCTATCATTTCCGTTCTGACAAGCAGCTGGAGGATTCTGGCACCTATGACTTCTACTTGGAAGGGGATTGTTTCCATGCTGTCGCTGGCATTTCGTTTGTAAAGACGCAAAAGCTTCTCAAAATCAGTCGATAAAATACCGCATAAATCGGGGAAATCTGGTATCCCCTTTTCATCTGTTATGTCAATAGCTTTGTCAACAATCCTACTCGCGCCGCTTTGAATGCGGCAACTTGCTTCCCAACTTTTTTCTACAAACTCTGCTTGATCTTTTCCTATGCACATTCTTACCCCTTTTCAATTAAAGTTCTTTCCCGCGCTTTCTTTCAAGAAAGCCCGTGCCGTTCATGGCGAGCCTCATTTGTCGTGACCATAGACTTTCACCCAAATCATAAAACCAAACCAAAGTATAGCCGTATGAGAATATTCACCTCTTAATAGTGATCCTATTATCCCCACCACAGCGATAAAGTATCCTAAAGCTTTCATACCCCTAACGCCCCCGAAATGCGTTCTACGGTCATTTTTGGCGAATGCCGGCGTATTACGGTGCCTCTGATTTGGCTTCGGTCGATTGCCAGGCATCCTTTCCAATTCGCTGCCAGGTCGTCAGCGGCTTTGTCGCTCCACACAAGCCCCTCGTTGATTCCGCGTTCGCGGACAGGCACGGTTATACCCGTAAGTCCGTGTATGAGCACCGGACACGACTTCTCGTCCGATATTATCGGGCATCCCATAAGCCCGATTTCCATTGCGGCCAGTGGATAATTGTCTTCCCTTGACACGTAGAAACACGCCCGCGACCGGCGCGCGGCCTCGAGAAGCGCTTCGCGCGTATACCCGCCATACGTTATTTTGATATGTTTTGGGAATATCTCGCACAATCTATCTGCGATTGCTTTCTCCTGCTTGCCGCCTTTAACGTAAATCATTGCATCGCAGTCGATCTCTGCGTAATGCTTAAGCATTTTCCACGGCCCCGGCATCGGAATATCAAGGATATAATGGTTTGTCTGCTGTTTGAAGTGCTTGCGGCCAAGCTCCGCATACCATCGGGACAGCCAGAATATTGCTTTGTATCCTTCATAATCGCATATCTCGCGTTCATGCGCGCCGGCACCCGGCGATTGTGAGTTGGCGAATACGACGTTTGGCCCTAATGCGATTGATCGACCTGCCCGGATCGCGTCTACAAGCACCTGCAAATGCGAATAAAGCGGAATCCAGACAACTTTACTATCCGGATTAGGCGAACCCGTTATAGAGTATCGCGGGTCTTTGGCCAGCGCGTCCTTAAACGCACCCATAAGCACCGTTGGCCCGCTTGTGGAGTCAAGGTCGCCTTGTGCAACGATGTTGACAGGTGCCGCCTGTCTCGCCTCACCACGGCGCAACACGGCAAGCCCGTTGTTGTTGTCGAAATACTCGGCATCCCAGGGCTCATTCTCGAGAAATTCCTGAATTGCGGTCTTTACTCCTGGGAAGGACACCGTATCATGCAAGATTATAACCCCTGTATCGCTGACGAGTTGTCCAAATTTTTTTAGTTCGTTAAGCGTATGCTCCCTTTCATGCGATGAGTCGATCACTAAGACATCAACTTCTTCGGTGAATTCAGGCGTCCACGTCATATCATGAGCCGTAACGTATAGCCAGTTGTCCGCTGCGAACTTTGCGCGTGTCCCGGCATACTCTAAATTATCTACGGAAGTCAGCTTTCCGCCTGTCACGGTCAACCCGGCAAGTATAGCACAAGTAATCCGCCCATGCCCCACGCCAAGCTCTAACGCCTTCTGCGCATTGGTTTCAACCACAAGATCGCGTATCGTCAAAAGGTGTTCGTTGTTGTCCGAAGGCGTCTTTGCCGTTCGTGCCAGTTCTGCAAGTAAATCCATTAGTCGTCCTCCCCTTCTGTTATCATTTTTCCATTTTCATCTATATAATATCTGGTCCATCCACTTGAATTTCGATTCTGCTTCCAACTTTTGCGCCAATATTTAACCACAACAACCACCACAAACAACAACACAGCCGCAACAAATATCGCTAATACATGCATCTTTCACCCCTTCTCAATTAATTCCGTCTTAGAAAAAACCACCAATCGTCTTTCGTCCATGCTGTTAATCGGACACAATCATACCATGATGCGAGGTGGTTTATTATTGCGTCCCTTGCGCTTTGTAGTATCGGTTCACCGAACCCGACGCCGTTTGGCCCCCCTCCAGGCCGGTCATGGAAGCCTATGGTCATCTGGTCTGCGTATGGTTGGCGCATTGTTATCAGTGTCAGCGCTTCCATTCCTTCGCAATTCATTTGCAGGCTTGCCATTTCGCCGGTTTGCTTAAGCACGTCGTCCATCGTTATCAGCTTTACGGTTGCGATAACCGGACGATGAAACCAGAACATCGACGCGCCGCCGTCGTGCCCGTGTAGCTCTGCCGTGCCGCGAAACGGAGCAACTGCGCCTTCAATTATTTCAAACCCGTCCGGGACGTTTGACGTCTGCGGATCGACACCGATAACCCGTTTGCCTATTCTTTTGAGTTCTTGCGAAGAACCCCAATTCAGACACCCGACAACAACAGACGGCCCCGGATGGTCTTTTACACGCGGATGATATCGCCAGTAAGGTTTAGGCCCGGCAAGTTGGTCCATCAATTCAGGCTTTTGGATGACTATCATAGTTTATTCCTCAATTTTCACGCAATACTGACATGCACGTTCGCCCTTGTGTTTCCAGATTATGCAGTCTTCTGATAAGTCTCTTAAGCATACCTTGCAGGGTGTCTCCATTGCTGTGGCATCAACCATCGTCCACACATGCCCTTCGTCAGTCGCCAACCCATCATAACCCGGTATCGGCTTAAGCTTAATCTTGCCCATTCTTTACCCCTTCTCATTAAAATTCTTGCCTGTTCATTGATCATTGTTAATTGTTCACTGTCTATGCGGATTATGCACGGCCAGGCATGTTAGGCCGAAGCGTATATTTTTGTTTGCCAATGACAAAAACGTTTGCGGCGCCGCCAGTGGTGATATCCCGGTTTCGTAAACTGCTGCGGATAGTGTTGGTTGTTCTCTTGTCGGCCATTTGAAAAACTCGCTTATCCACGTCCAGGTCAAGCGCTCTGAATGTGTATGGCCGTGTTTGCGGGCGATGGCTCCGCAGATAAATAGTGGGGTGAACCGATGCATACCCGGTCTTGACATATAGTCCTTTTTTTGTTCCGGAGTCATTGGCTCACCCGTCCAAGTTGGATCGGGGTGCCGGGTTACGACAAAACCCGCCCGATCCGCGAGATCGAATAGCACCCGAATTTCTGCAATAGTTCCTTTAATGTCCAGGTCCGCGTCGAGACACAGTGAAAAGGTAGCATCCGGGAAGATTGCCGGCGTTGCGATTTTACATATACAGCTTTTGAGCCGGTTGTCGGAGAATCCAGCCCACACGGGAGGCACCCGAACACCGTAAACGCCAGTCGGTAATGCTGGACACTCGGCCAAGTTATGATAAATAATGCCAACCATGCGCCCTTCGGCGAATTCAAACCGAAGGCCGATATGGTTGTTAATGGTTTTAATCACGCGTTTGATTGCCGTGTCGTCATCGTAGAGACATTGCCAGGTGATAATCGGCTTGAACATGGTTGCCAACGTAACATCATCAGGAACGGGAATCTCGTTAATCCAGCTAAAGTTTGTCATTATGTAACCTCATTATCGTGGCTTCTTTTCTGATAACAACTCCCGATTAAACCAGGGATTCTTTATGTAAGCGGCAATAGCTTCTTGCAGTTCCGGATACAACTTCAAGGAAAGCCCTGACAACCAATCAATATAAGAACAAGGGACAGAATCAAGCTCTTTCCCTTTGTGCTTACCCCACGGCACCCGAACTTTGCCTGCTTCTTTGCCGTTCATGGTTCCTCCGACGCGCCGGCATTGATTATTTGAACTGACTTTTGATTCTTGGCGTGTTCTACCAACTGCTCCAGCCTGAGCGCGCTTTGCTTACTCAAAGCAATAACGGCCAGTTCCAGCGTTTTCTCCCACGAAAAGCCCGATTGTGCGCTCCCCATTAAGACGGAATAAAGAACAGGATTTGAGTGGGCCTTTCCCCAAATGGCTTCCTGTTGCCCGATTGGTTCTTGTTTTATGTTTTTATTATCCACGCTTTACCCCTTCCCGCTTTCTGTTATCTCCGGAATACCGATTACCGTATCAGGATCAAACAATATATCGTGTTCCCGGCGTCCGCAATTACCGATTCCCCTTCTCTCGTTTGCCATTGGCAAATCTATATTCCGTCTACAACAATCACCCGTGCGTCGGTCTTTTTCGCAGAGATGCGCCCATTCCGGATATGGCGGTAATACTCCGTTTGTCGCATGACAGAGCCTTGCGTAATACTGACGGTATTTGAGTTTAAAATCTGCCGCGATCAGTTCCTTGTCCTCGCCCCACTTGCGCCCGTTTAGAGCGAAATCTATTTTGAACAGGTCCGGGAACGGCTGCCGCGTTGTGCCGTCGTGGTTGATGTATGTTACCAGGTCCGGGTTCCATTGCGGGTAATAGTGGCTGTCAATAGCGCCCAGGTGTTGCGCTTGTATTTGCGGCTGTCTCAAGACGTATGCGCCGTATTGCTTCAGGAACAGCACCATGTCGGGCCGTGTGCCTGGCAGCAAGTGCGTATCGTGTTCGATAGCACCTCGGGTTGTCATCCAGAACGGTTCTGAGCCACTATCAGCAATACCAAATTCAAGCTTGTTATTACTTCTGCAAGTGAAATTTTTTGTTACTTTTGTTGTATGACACCAGTCATGCTGATGGGAGCAAAGCCACCTGATCGGCTCACCTGCATTATTTGCTATCTGCCCATAACAATGGATAAGGGAAGGCACCGCTCCCGGCTGAAGAAGCATATCGCTTTCGACCTGTACAAGAATCTCCGCGTCTGTTTCTTGCAAAAAGTGCGTAAACATTGCCCTGCGCAGAAATCCGATATGTCCTTTAGGGACGGTGATTGCTTCATCAACCAGCCCTTCGGCGAGGTAATCGGCTATAATTTGTTTAGTGTATGGATCGTCGGAAGCGTCGTCCATCACAACAACGCGCGCATCACCCTTGTTGAAATAACACACCGACCCCAAACACAACGCCAGCATTTCCGGCCGGTTCCAACTCAAGACATAAATAATTGTTTTCATCGGTTTCATCGTTTCCCCTCTATCTAAAATCCTAATTCATTTTCGGTTTCACTGGCCTACTGGCCGGAAACTTCGGCTTTTTCTTTGTATAGACAATCGACATTTGCACCCACCCCCCGCCATCCAGAGCGCCATCGGATACGTTTTCAATCGGGATAACGGCTTTTAGGCTTATCTCGTCACACGGCTTATTCGATAACGCCATCACCTGCCATTGATCCGTCATAATTTTGGTAAGTCCGACTTGCTCGCTTACTTCGGTAACAATATCCACGGCGCCTTTCATGCCAAGCGCAACGGGAACAAACGATCCGAGATTCGCAATGCTAACAGAGAAGTTATTCCAAAAGGTCGGCGGCGCTTTAATAGGAATCTCGGTTAAGTCCCTTCGGTTACCGGCGCGCCTCATAAAGAAACAAACGCCAACCCCTGTATTTACGGGCATGGTGGTGAACATAGTAGCCGACGTTTTCCCCGGCACCGTAACACAACCCGGCAACACACAACATAACAACCCGATAAGTAGAATGCTTTTCATCTTTTCACCCTCAATAAATGTCGTTGCCTTTACTCGCAACCAACAACTCGCAACTCGCAACTCATATGTCTATATCAAACAACTCCTTGCACACATCCGTATCGCTTCGCACCTTCATTGCGTGGAATCTTGCGGCTTCTCGGTCTAATCCTTCGTCGTTATTCAGGACGTCTTCATGGTGTTTGCCCCACTGCCAATCTTTATATTTGCGCGCCCGTGGGAGCCAGTAAGACTCGAACCGGGACGGCTCAAAGCATACTTTCATAACCCGAACGGAATTCATAAACTTCTCGAACCCGTCAACCTTAAACGGATGCGGCCCGCGCGATCTGAACCAGTGCGAAACCGTCATATCACCGTAGAAATAAATTGGTATCCCTAAAAAAGCCGCTTTCAATGCCATGCCTTCTTCGGAATATCCCCATATTTTGCAGCAATCGACAAACCCGCCCAGGCGTTGCCATATATCGCGCGGGAAGAAGTAGCTTGCGCCGAGCATACCGTTGATTTTTTTGATTCCCGTTGCCGGCCTGAAGGTTGCAAAGCCCATTCCGAGCGTTGCGTAATCGTTTTGGCCCGGATGTTTGGTGAAGTTGGCCCCGCAGTGCGGCGCGCTATCGTTGGACTTGCGGCCTGTAAGCTCGAGGTGCGCGCATTTACCGACCATGATCGCGTTATAATCCTTGGCGGCTTGTGCTATGTCCTGAAGCCCGCCAGGTATCATAACACCCTCTTGTGTCTGTATCTTGCAGTGAGCGTCAAGAATGCCGATAACGTCGCCAGAAGCGGCCGCCCCTCCGATGTTCCGGGATGGGTCAACCCCGAGGGGTTTGGGGTTGCGGATCATGCGGAAGGGACAGCCGCCCGGCTGAACAGTTGGTAGTTTTGCGTTTGCGTTGCTTGCGTCGTCAACAAGGATGATCTCCGGTGGTTCAAACCCTTTTGAGGTATCATCAATGCTTTTAACGGTTTCGGTAAGCAGATAATTTCCGTCGTGGTCCTTTTGGCATTCGTTCCGTGCCGGCATAACGATAGACAGTGCCGGTCTTGGCTTCTTGCCCGCCCACCAAAGCTCTGTTTCAGATAATCTGTGCGCGTGGAAATATTCAATTTCCGGATTAACTGGCGAAAAGTTCTCGCATTCGGCGGTTATAATCTTTTTGCTTTCGGGCCTATGCCAGTGATTCTTGAGCCCGAAAAGCTTTATTGACTCGCCCCACGCCGGCTCAATGCCTATTTGCTCCAGCCGTGCGTCTTGCGGTCGTGGCCAGGTCTTGTCCATGAAGTCGGGCTTGACGCAATACACTTGCGTATTGACCCGATCCGGGAAATGATGTTCTGTGGCCATCAGATCGACCATTTCACGCGTTGCAATATCGACGGACTTTGTTGCCCAGGCTTGCCCTGGATGGAACGTATCGCCGGCGATTTTAACGATCCAATCAACGCCCATTTCTTTTGCAACCCTAAGCGCAGCCATACCGATTGCGGATTCTCCCTGCTGTTTTCCAAGTTCGCCAAGACCCACAACCGGTATGCCCACGTCAGATAGGAGATTTGCATTCCCGGTAACAAAAAGGACTGGATACACACTGCCCGCGCGTTTCACCGACTCCAGGCATGCTTTAAGAATCAAACGTTTTTCCGTCGTTCCATCCGAATAAAAGCCAATCGCTAATAATACCTTCAAACTATTTCCCCCTCCGACTTTCTTTAGAAAAAGAAAGCCTCACCAAAGAAACCAATCTTTTAAAGTTTAATATAATTTCGCTTTCCTCGCCAATACTTCCATCAGTTTTACTTTTTGGTCATCTGTCAACTTCTCAAAACCACGAGTAACAACTCTATGCTTTCGCCTAATCTCTTCTACTCTCTTACGCTTATCAACAGCATTCACAAGGTGATTCCCCCTCTTCTTTGCCTAACAGCTTTTCAGCCGATAGTATCGAATACGCCCGCATTGCCTGTTGCCAAAAATGCGGCATGAGTTCACATGCAAAGGTATTCGGCATAAAATGCTTCTCGTCTTGAATCATTGTTTCCCATGTGCAAAATGAATGACAGCCGAGAACAGCCGGACACATCGAGCACTCTTCGCGGAATTGATACCGCAAGTCAAAATTACGAATACGGTTTACCAATTCCAGCGACGTATACCCTTCTTGTATGGTTCCGAGGCGATATTCTGTATTACTTCGCGGGTTGCAGAATCGGTGACAGGGCCATAAATTGCCGCTTGTGTCAACCGCGATCCTGTTTACGCCCGCACTGCAAAGAGACCGCCGGCGCACACCTGCCTTAAGCCTTTGGACCATGTTGCGTATATGGTAAAGCCCGTAGGCCTTGCCCTCTCGCGCGCGCTTAATATACCAGTCTGTCGCTATTGTAATCTGTTCGCGGTATATCTGGAACTGTTCTTTTGTCCATTTCACACCGCCTGCGGGTATTGAATTAACCGTATGAAACCCGATTTCGTCACACAGAAACCGGATTGAATCCGCGAGAAGATGCACCGTTGCCGGCGTTACCGTCATTCTGCATGATGATGGACGTTTGGCGAGCATCATTTTTACGTTATCGAATACGCTTTCGTCGGTGCCGCGGGCTATTCGTTGCGCTTCCGGGTTCCCGTCGATTGATGGCGATATCTTTACTTTATGCTCAAACAACCAGTCCAGCTTTTCGGCGGTTAGAAGCGTCATATTTGTAACAATGGTGAACCCGAAATCATTCTCCGGATATTTGCCAGAGGTCCATTCAACCGTTTCTTTTAACGATTCCCATTCGAGAAGTGGTTCGCCGCCGTAAATGTTTATACGTCTTAGAGTTACGGGCTCTGTAATCATAACCTTTTTGCCGTCTTTTTTTACAATCCGGTTCCGTTTCGCACCCGTGGATTGCTTCATAAACCAATGAATCGTATTCTTCGTGCGGGACATATCCGGCCCGGCGCCCGCACCGTCAGCGGCATAGCAAGCCTTGCATTTCAGGTTGCATTTGTCCGAAAGGTTCATATCGAGCACAAGCGGTTTTGGTATGCGCATATTCCCAACAGGGCAAGAGCCTTCGCGGATGCGTTCGACAATGTTTTTGTTATCTATTTTACAAATTCCGGAAGGTCCGCAGGTTTTGCATTTTGATTCGGGATCGTCAATGCGATTATCGCAGAAAAAGCAAGCTGTGGTATACAACCGCATTTCTGCTTTAGTCGGTAGGTTCTCTCTAATCGCGCCTATTGTATCCGATAAGGCTTTTGCATTATCTTCTGATAAGCTCATTAATAAGTCCATCCTTTTCGCCTTGCGGCAGCCCTGACGCCTCCAGCACGTCACCAAATAAAGCCGCCACTACCCCTTTTTCGTGTCCGCCGTTCTCTTCCGTAATCGAAGTCCATCTAAAGAAAGCATCTTTAAGTAACCTTTTGACTTCCTTCTTTGGTAAGCCTAATGCTATCAGCTTTTGCATAATATTTTTGACATTTGCCGGGTTTGCGGTCTGGTATCGCGGGCATTCGCCTGCGGTAAACCTTGACCTTAATGCCGTAATCAATAGCGTTTTAAGCCCTTCCGAGTCTTCAACGGGCAAAAAATTGAACCCGTCCGCTTTGCATTGATCGCACGTTGCAACACCTACGGACACATTAAACCCGGCAGATACGCTCAAATGGCCACACTTTACCGTTGTTTCTGACATCTTATTTTCATATTGACATTTCATATTTCATCCATCCGAGTAAAGTATACACCATATACCGAGGTTGTCAAATAAAACTTTACGGCGCAACACAAGCATCAATCCCATTCCAATCATATATTACGCCAAACCCGGCTTCTCCGCCACAGTTCCCATCACGCGAAGGAATTAGTTCATCGCAAATAGTTGCCGTTTCATCATACGTGCAAGAGCCAGAATAGGACGCACAAGAAGGAACAGCTGACTGTTTCGCCGTGCAAGGAACTATTATTGTGCCGGATAAAGCACCGGCGCAAAGACAATCCCAACAACAAAGGGCAGAACCTTCGGTTGTGGTGACGCCTTCGGTCGTTGTCACGCCTTCCGTGGTCGTCGGGCCTTCCGTAGTGCTTGCTTCAGTTGTGGATGCTGCCGTGGTTGTCGGGCCGGTCGTGGATGTTAGAATCGTTGTTGTTACTTCTGTCGTTGTCGGGCCGGTTGTTGTGAAGTCATCAAGCAACGTGCATTGAACTTCGTCGCAAAGCATGCAAGTGCCTTCGTCGCACAGTGAGCACTTGCCCTGATCGCAGAACGTGCATTTCCCCTGATCAAGATTAATACACTGCCCTTCGTCGCAAGTGTGACATTCGCCTTCGTCGCATAAGTCGCAATCCCACTCGTCACATACATTACATTGGCGCGTTGTTGTGGCGAATCCTGGCGTAGTGACGATCCCTGCTGTTGTGGTTACACCGCCAGTTGACGTTACACCTTCCGTTGTGGTCGGGCCGGTTGTAGTTGGGCCTTCTGTGGTCGTCTCTGCCGTGGTCGTCGGGCCTTCTGTTGTCGTTGGCCCGGTGGTTGTGGGCTCTGCCGTTGTCGTCGGGCCTTCTGTAGTTGTCGGGCCTGTCGTGGTCGGCCCTGCTGTGGTGGTTGGGCCTTCGGTCGTTGTTGGCCCGGTCGTTGTGGGCTCTGCCGTGGTCGTCGGCCCTTCGGTTGTGGTTGGCCCGGTCGTTGTGGGCTCTGCCGTTGTCGTTGGGCCTTCGGTCGTTGTCGGGCCTGTCGTGGTCGGTCCCGCCGTCGTCGTTGGGCCTTCGGTCGTCGTCGGCCCGGTCGTGGTCGGTCCCTGCGTTGTTGTTACGCCTGGCGTCGTCGTTACGCCCGCCGTCGTTGTCGCAACGCCTTCTGTTGTCGTTGCTACACCTTCCGTCGTGGTCGCAACGCCCGAGGTGGTAGTTACGCCCGCTGTGGTGGTTACGACGGTGCCGGTCGCGTCTAATTGATAAACACCATCGCCCAACGCGGTTAAAGTCAAGCCGGTTCCCATCTTTATAACGCCTGGCGTTTGTTCAACTGCGCTTTCGTCCACCCATACTAATGCCATTATTCTGTCGCCTCAATAACAAATACCCCATCGCCATCGTCTACCAGTTGCAGCCCATCCCCGATAAGAATAACGTCCGGAGTCTGAGTATCGCCGTTTTCATCAATCCATACCTGCGCCATTATGACACCCCCTGCCGACTATCAACTCGCACCATTATCAAACCAACATCTGGCGGAAGCCCAGCCGGTTGGTCAAATAAGTAATTCCCAACGTGCTGCATATGTCCGGCTACCGCTTTTATTGCAAAATATGAATTGGCTTGCAGCCCTATCCGCGAACCAATCGGAATAGAAGCGTAATCGCTGCACAAGACCGGATGAATACCAGTCGTCCAGACGTTACCCGGCGCATCAACGGGGGTTTGTTCCGTCACAATGCCAAACCGTGATACACCCGGATATAATAACTGTGAAGCTTCAACACTGAACCCGTCCGTATAAAAATCATTCAACCAAAGTATAGAATATTGCGCAACTTCGTCACCGCTAAAATTTATAATGGGTGTTACTGGAACGAATCTTGCATATTCAGGCTGCGCCGTAGGAAGATACCATCTCCTATTTTTATTTTTGGTGTCGCTATGAGACTTCGCCACACGATTATAGCCGTCTGGTGACAGTATAACCAGTTTAGCCTTAGCCGCATTATTTGTATTAACTCTGCTCATATTAGCCCCAGCGCAGTATAATTTTTTGGAGTATATATATCTTTTTGTAACCATACATCTGGGTCGGCCGGCTGAAGTATCATCCCATCCAGAGCAAGTCGTTGGGGGGTTGTTACAGGATTTCCATTGGCATCAAGTATTTTTGAAATTTGTTTTGTTCCGGCCAATGATCCAATCGTATAAGTTCTTCCTGTCCAATATAATAAACCTTCATTTAATATTCGTAGTTGCCAACCAAACCCGCCACGCCTAAATTGGATTTGATATGTAATCTTCCAGTAATACCCAAACGTATCAACTATACGCTGTCCGGTGATCGGCAATAATCGCGCTTCCCCTGTATCCCATCCCAAGTAAGGAGCGTCATTTACTGTGTTTTGATAAACTCTGGCCCATACGTCAGGGTATGCAATTTCATTGCGGGTAACGTTATAAACCAAGTCGCCTACGTCTGAGGTCAACCCGACGTATTTTTCGCCAACCGTGTTTACTATTGCATCCCCTTTATAATCCCGGTCGATCTGTTCGGTGTTGGTTATGCCGCCCCATGATCGCTCATAAGGGTCTGTAATAGGATTTCCCGACCCGGCATATTCACAAAAAACATCAAACAACAACGGTCCCAACGGTTGCGAGAATTTCCTAACACAAAATAGAGTTGGGTCTTGGGGGTATACATCTTTTAACGCCGGGACGCCCGCCGCGTTAACTGCATCAAATGGGGTTGCATCGCCAGCGTCGAAAAGCACGGTAAATTGACGTTTCCCGGTGCTAAGTTCTTTACTAAAAACTTGCCCTATTTCCGTTGTGAAGGCTTCACCCGTCCAGCCTTCTTGTGTGTTTACAAGGGTTGCCATTTAATTAAGACTCCGAATAGTGAATTGCGCAGTCATTGCGCTTGCGATCTCTGGCGCCAATTTTTTCAATGCTTCGATTATTCTTTTTGTCTCCGCTTTGCTTGCACCCGTAACAGTAGACACCCAGGCTGGATTTTCTCTACCTGAAGCACTCCCTAAGAACCGGGATACCGTCGCTTGTAGTTCTTGCGGCCCCTTGTCGTCTTTTTTGTTGCTATCTTTTATTTCTTTTCGTCTAAGCTTTTCGATTTTGTCAAGCTTCGCGAGGATATCCGCGTCGTCTGCAAACAGTTTCCGCTTTTCTTTCAGAAATTCTTCAAGCTTTCTAATGTCATTTTCACGCTTACTGTGCGTCCCCGCGAACAATTCATCTTCAAGCCTTTTCCGGAAATCGGCAACTGTTTTCGCTTCTTTTTCTTTCTTGTCTGCAATCTTCTTCGCCGCCGCAAGTTCCCGGTCTTCTCGCTGTTTTAATATTGCCTTCTCTTTTGTGGCAAGGTCATCCCATATCTGATTAAAGGCTTTTGCTTTGGCCTTTTCAAGCTTTATGGTTTCTTTGCCAGCGTCTTTTGCCCGTGTGATCAGGTCATCATAAAATTTGTTAGATGCTGTTAATTGCCTATTAAAAGAATCAGACAACGCCGATTCTATGTCTGCGCCTAATGACGCATCGGCAATCTTCTTAGTTGCCTCTTGTGCTTTGTCCGCTACTTTTTCCCGGCTCTTGATTAAAGTTGCAACGCTCAACTCGTGAGTGTGCAAGACTTCCCGAAGTCTGCCAAGTTCTTGTCTTACAGAGTTTGTTCGCTTTTCAAGGTCTGCTTCTGATTCTGCCCCGAAAAGGTCTTTTATAAGGCTTATCTCAAACCCGAACGAGCCGCCCTTCGCTCTTTCGCGTTCTTTTTTGGTTTCTTTGAGCAAGCGCAATTGCTCTTTTGCGCCCTCAATGTCTGCCTTTAACTGTTCACTTGGTCCCTGGAGTTTCTTATTTTCCTGTTGTATCTTTAGCTGCTTTATTTGTTCTTCCGTTGCGCCCTTCATTTGAGCAGTTAAAATTTCTTGTTCTCTTGCGATATCGTTTATGGTTTTTTCGACTGATTTTAGAGTTGCTTCCCACTTCTTAGCCTCTTCGATTTGCTTTGTTATAGCTTCCGTATTTGCAAGGACACGCATTATGCGCTCAACTTCGCCACCTATTACCGGAACAGCAGCGCCGAACTTCGCCCAGGCATCGTTAATCTTCACCTGTGCTTCAAGTGAAGCGGAAAGGTTTTGTTCTGTCTGCGCTGCCGCTTGCGCTGCCTTGGCGTTTGATAACTCGAACCCTGAAGCAACGGCCTTTGCCGTTGACGCAACCGCTGCACCTATCGCCAAAAATGGCAATACCGCATCTTTGAATCCTTTTGATATACCCTTCTGCATCTTCCGCATTTTCGCGCTTGCTTCGTCCCGCGCTTTGACTACAATGCTTAAGGATTTTTCATTTTGTGCCATGTTACATCTTTTCCATTATTTCGGCTTTTTGTCTCGCGCGCTCTGCGCCTATGAACCTGGAAGCTTCGAGGAAGATTTGCGTCTGGTCGAGCAACGCACCCGGCAACGGCAACATTCCTTTTTCCATAAAGCTTGTCATTTCCAGGCAACTCCAAACATCGTCCGTAACCCAATTCAGCGGGCATTCGGTTATTAAGATCGTTGCAAGCCCCCGGCAATCCGGGCAATCCCATTCGCCTTTCTTCCCGCTTCCGTCACATGCCGTGCATTCAAGCTGTATCGGCGATTCCTTTGTAACTGGTTCTAAACATTTTCCTGGCCGGCAATGTCCGCAGATGGTTCCGAACTCGCATCCGACGCCGACCCTGATTCGTTTTTTGCTTCTACGTCCATCTTCCCACCCTGAAGCGATTTGTAATAAAGACTGACAGCCTCGCCGGTTGTTACCATGTCTTCGAGCCGGTCAATACTGAAGGGTTCCGCAAGTCCGCGCCAGTCTACAAGGTTCACGCGGATTGCATCAAACAGCGCATCATACGCAACATCTGAAAAAGCGTCTTCTTCCTCGCGTATTTGGCGAACCTTCAGCGCTGTTTTGTATTCGCGCGCGGTTCGATAACGGAAGACAAATACCTCCGTAGACTTTGGGTCTTCCGGGTAAATCTTCACTTCAAACCGTTCGTTAGTATCCAGTGCAAGCATTTCTTCCCCTCTTTCTTGTTGTTGTTTTGCCGTTCTTCACTCTTAACTCTTAACTAAAAACTCTTTCTTACGGTGCGAATGTGGTCGCCGACGTTGTGTCAAGCGTAACCGTTAAATCGTCATCATTCAGGCCGAAATCAATCGCGTTGATTGCGAGGCCGTTTCTGTCGCCTTCCTGCGGATTGAGCCACTGACAGCCGCCAGCCGTGAACGTTACGGAATCATCGCCGCTGCCACATGCCGCGCTGAATGCCGCCTCGGTCCCGCCGATCCACTCGCCGAAAATGTCCTTCGTCGCGACAAGCGTTGCCTCCGGGTTGATGGTTCCGACAGGGCGCCTGTTTGCAATGACGGCATACGAGTAGCCGCTATCGGTTGTCGAATCCTCACGGACTATGACATTATTGCCCGTGTCGATGGTGAGCATTTCAATGCGAGGCGTCCAGGTGCCGATCTGGAAAGCGGAATCGACAAAGCGGAGAACTGGAGCGGCCGGATACGTCGGCGCAAGAATCGCAACGTCGGTCGGCTCGGCCCATATACCCGTAAATGTAAACTCTGCGGATACGCGTTTGCCGGAAACCATTGTGAATTTGACATTCCCCATCGCGCCGTAAATGCACTTGAACAGTCCATTTTCATACATGCCGATAGTGATTGTGTGCTGTGTCGCGCCGGCGCAACCAGGCGGGATAACGGACATCGAGAACACGCCACCCGTATCGTCGCCAATGCCGCAAGCCGGCAAAAGCACGGTTGCCCATAGCGGAATAAGGGAATCCGCAATCAGTTCCGTTGTGAACGTGCAAGTTCCGAGTCTGGAATCAGGGACTGCAGGCAGATAACCCATGCCGCCCTGTTGATCCCGGTCTACCATTTCAGCGGTTTGCTGAATGATCGGATCAAAAACATTGATTGTCGCGTTTGCCGCAAGCAACGATTCCTTTGTTCCCGGCACGGCTTCGGCCTTGACTGCAATCGTTCGCACTCTTGAGAGTAGTGGGCATGTCATCGTATCAACTCCTAATAAAAAGCTTTATGTTTGACTGTATGGATCGTCTTCGCGCGTCCTGTATAGAACAACAAGCGTAACCATTACACCTGCGAAACTGCCGTTAATCTCTGCGAACATTTGCGGCTCTTCAATCCGCGCATCAACTGCAAGACAGCCGAAAGTCGGGTCTTCGCGGAGTTTCTTTTCTACCTGTGCGCGTATCTCATTAATAGTTGTGTCAACTGCTGATTCGTCTGTGTCGCTCAAAACAACATAGCAATCCGTAAGGAAAGGCTGCTCCCATTGGATAAACCCTTGCGGCGCAGATTCATCTTTGATCGGGTCATCCTGGTAAAGATATAAGCTTTTGTCCTTCAGCTTCGATGGCGCGCCAAGTCGCGTTGGCCGGTCTACGGTCAAAGCAACGCCGCTTGTGATAAGCTCGTCCAGCTTTGCCTTAACTGCCTGCGCTATTTGTTCAAGAATTGATACGGCCACACTACTGCTCCTTCATTGCATGGGTCAATATTATTGCAACGTTTTTTTCAATCGTCCGCAATTTGTCGCGGATATAATTACGGTCTACTTGTGATTTGCCGATAGCAATTTCAACAGCCCGCAGACGTTTATTCATTCCAAAACCAACAGCCCCCGAGATACCGACAAAGAGAGTGAACAATGAAACGACTATACGCGTTGTCATTGTGCATCGTGCGCGTCTTGAATCGCATTCGTTAGAACTAATCGCTGTCATGGGTTTTCTACCTTTCACTGGGTTTCCTCTTATGCTTTAACGTTTTTCAAGGAATGCCGCTTTCGCCGCCTTCCGTTCGTAATGCAATTCAACGCGCTGCTTAAGTCGTTTGGCCAAAAATTCATCGCCCTGACGTATGAGCGATTCCAGTTGTCCGCTTTCAAGAACAACCTGCGTAATGCTTTCCGTTTTCAATTCGCGAAGCGGGAGTCTTTCGCTTGTTTTTCTCACAAATGCTCCCCTATGACCCGTGGGCATTGTCGCAATAAACGCGTGTCTATGAAGTTTCTTCTTCTTGCCGCGTCCAATTATTACGCCAACCTCATTCTGCTTCATGTGCTTATTATGGCTGATCGGCCAACCGAACCGCCCGCCAGTTATTCTCCCGGTCAATCTGGTTCGCCTGGCTTTTTTGATCCACATGCGGCGCCTGATTTGTTTTTGCTTTAAGCCGATCTTTTTTGCCGCCAGCTTCGTAATCAAGCTTCTAAGCTTTTTTAACGTATCGTTTAACGCCGCGCCCGTGATAACGTCCAAGTCTCTCGGGTCAAGTAATTTCTCCAGTTCTGCAAGTTCGCCTTTATCAATTTCAATTTCTAAGAATTGTGCTTGTGACATTATCTGCACTCCAATAACATCATACCTTCATCCTGCCATAGTATCCGGTTTATTTGCACTAATACAGGTCCGGCGCCTATGCGCTTTTCAAGTAATAGCTGATCGCCGCCCGTGTCTACTTCGGCAGACGACACGCCCGGATATTCTCCGCTGTCTGAGTTGGAAACCCACACTTGGATAATATCAGTCATCTCGCGACCATTCTCGGCTTGTATGAAAGCCGGGTTACGGTCGATGACTGCTTTGATATCTCTTGCCATTACAATTTAACTTCCGTCAGTTTGTCTTTGATGACGTCTGCAATTACAACCTTGTCAAGTTCCGATTGCGGCGGAGTGTCTCTGTGCTCGTTGATCACTATCGAAAGACTGCTTATTTTAGCAGTCAGTGAGTTTTTGTGCGCCGTCCATTCTACCGCAGACAAGGTTCCAGCGCGATACATTGCGGCCTTAGTGTTGTTTTCTCTCCGTTGCTTTTCGCGCAACAGCATCAAACAATTCACGCGCTTGCTCCATGTGTCATACTTTGCCGGTATAATTACCTTGTCCGCAAAAACACAAGCATCCAGGTCAATCGCCGCTAATTCTGCTTCCGGCGGAGTGAATTTCCTACCGCCAAGAGACGCAAGCACCGACATTGCATTCTCTGACTCGCCTTCGCCAAGCTTTTTTAAAACAAGGAAATCGTATGCTTCCTTCTGCCCCCACTCCGTCACATCCGCAGGATATCTGATTTCTTTTGCCATTAACTCAGTCATGATATTACCTTTTATTCCTTTTTGTCTGCGCGGTCTATCAGGCCTCATTGATATTGTAATTTCTTGCCCATCCAGATACTGCCTGTGTGCCAGTAGCGTCTCGACTATAACAACATTGTAAATAACGCCTTGCCGTTGTTGCTCCGGTATAACTGAGCGTGTCAACTATTGTCGTGCGCTCACTATCTGAGTATATTATGCACTGAACGGCTGTTCCTACGCGCGTTATCGTTAAATAATATGTCGTGTCTTCAACTGGCGAGGTGTAAGTGTCAGAGTTGCCGCCGATATCCCCTATGACTATCTGAGGGGTTGCGCCGCCACCTGGGTAAAAATAACAACGTGCGCCGTTCGCCATGTCTTGATAACTGCCGCGTGTATCAGAAATTGACCATAAACCATATACGGGATTTAATGTCGGAGCGCCATCGGTAACTTGGAACTCAAATTCATGCGTAATGTCATCAAAATGGCTCGCGCCGTAGTCTTTATATACGTAAGCGTCCGTCCCTCTTGTAAGGTCCGTAACTGTGACGGTAGATGATGTCACCGAAATCATGGTATTTGGATCAACTTCGGTAAATGTCGTTAAATCTTCAAACGTTGTTCCCGCAGTTGTCGTTGCCGCTGCCGTGGTTGTTGCCGCAACGGTTGTCGTTACTTCTGTCGTGGTTGGTTCTGCTGTCGTTGTTGGCTCAAGCGTTGTCGTGGGTTCAAGCGTTGTCGTGGGTTCAAGCGTTGTCGTGGGTTCA